AGTCGAGAGCCAAGTGGCCGCAATTGTTGCGGGGGTCATGGGCAAAGGCGGGCGTGACCACAAATTACTCTACACAATCGGTAAAAAAGTTTGTGAGGGGCTGACTATCGACGACTTCGAGTGCAAAGACATTGACTCAGAATTTCGAGGCAAGGCCCTTCTATTTAACCAGGTGATGGTGCGCGGGGTGAGGGCGAACTTCCCAGATTTTTTCGACCTACTGGCGGGACTGGACGATTCGCCACTAGCGGCAGCAGTACAGTCAGGATTGGGAAGCGGTCATTAAATTTTGATTATATTCAGCCCAGCTATGGCAACAAACGCGCCGCAGTGTTTGCAGTTTGCGAGCATTTTAGGACTGACCCTGCTCATGTATTGAAACATTGGTCATTCCCATTATTTTTGGATTCTTTGGAGCGTGTCGCTGTGTTGAATGAAGTTGAGTCCCGCAAAGCCGAGGCGATGGAGAACCAAAAATAATGGCTACAATAGTAGAAGAGCTGATTGGTTTAGTCGGGCTGGAGATAGATGAGGGATCATTCAGGCGCGGCGCAAACGCATTAGAAAATATCGGGCGGCAGTATGAACGTGTTGCTCAGTCTGCAAAATCCCTAGCTGTCGCCGCTCTCGGCGTTGGCGCATTTACCGCAATTACCAATAAAATGACTGCCGAGCAGGCACGCATGGCGGAGGCCGTCGGCATTTCGACGACTGCTTTAAATGCGTTTGCTGATGTCGCGCAGCAGGGCGGCTTGAATCTTGATACCGTTGTGGATCTTGTCGAGGAGCTGAACAACAAGCTGGGCGAATCCAAAGGCGTCGAGGAGATGAAAGCGGTCACCGAGGCCACAAAAATACTCGGACTTGAATTTAAAACCCTGCAAAACCTGAACCCAGAAGAGCAATTCATTCGAGTGTTGGAAGCCGCGCAGGCATTGGAAGACCAGCAAGCTGCTGTGAGTGCCGCTGATATATTGCTAGGCGGTGATGCCAACAAGTTTATAGGATTGCTCAGAACGCAGGACAAGGGCGTGCGGCAGCTTATTGATGACTATGAACGGCTAAACTTGCTGACCGAGGAGGGCGTCAAAGAGGCCAAAGAATTTAACAAGACATTCGCCGGAACCGTAAAAATATTCAAAACGGCAGGCCAGCAATTGGCGGCGCTATTGGGGCGGTTTATTGAGCCTATGCTCAAGGCGTTTAATGATTGGATCGCAGACAACAAAGATTTGGCGCAATCATTGATAAACGTGTTCTCAATTGTACTCCCTACTGTGTTGGGCATTGCAGGCGTAGCGGTAGCGGCGCTGACAGCTCGATTAATTGCAATGGGCATTGTGTTTGCCGTTCATCCTGCCGTGTTGTGGGCGGCTGGCTTGCTGGTTGCAGGCGCAGCTATTGCGCTAGTTGTCGAGGATATTGTCACATTTATTAAACACGGCAACGATGCTGCAACAATGACAGGGCGGCTTGTTACTTGGCTTAAAAACCTAGCTCTGGCTGCGCGTGTCAATGTCGGAATGGCGTTTGATTTTGTGAACGATAAAATTCAGGCGGTGATTAATAAAGTCAAAGAGCTGATAGGTTTTGTAACGAATTCCAGCGCTGTGCAGTGGGTTGTTGGGCAGTTTAGCGATGACGATGCAACAGCAGTGCCGACCGTGGGCGCTGGAGCTGGTGGTGGTAGTTCATCAAACACGACTGTCAACAATGCCAGCACGAACACCTCAAGCAATGTTATCTATCTGACAGCCAATAATATTCCAGATATTCAAAAAGTTCTTGAGGATGCCATGGCAACTTCAGCCCGTGCAAACAGTACGGGAGTGCTTAGATAATGGCCCTTATATTTAACAACAATTTATTAAACCAGCTGTTCGGCAAAAAATTCAACAGCATCTCAATTGTACCTGTTGATATAACGCTCTCAGAAGTTCACAGGCGGTCAAACTCATTGACGCGCAGGGCAGTGGAGGGCGGAGCCACAATCACCGATAACGTGATAATTCTACCCGACACCGTAACAATGAACTGCATCATTAAAGATTCATTGCTTGGCGAAACGTGGCAGGAAAAATTCGACAAAATCAATCAAATCAGAATAGCGCGTGAACCGTTCGATATTGTGACTAGCTTGGGCAGTTATGATTCTATGTTCTTTGATGGCTCAATAGTTATCAATCGAGATGTCACAACAAATACCGTCCTCGCGTTTTCTGCCACATTCTCAAAAATATTCATCATTGAAACATTCAGCGAGGCTGTGCCGAAAGAGGCCAGCAAGAAAGAGGTGGTAACAGCGCCCGCCGAAGACTTAGGAAAAAAACAGCCGCAGGAAAATACGGAAGCGGCGTCAACCAAAAAACAATCGGTCGTGGATCGGTGGATATTTGGGAGGGCTGAATGAGCGTTGTAATACCACTGGAGGAAATAGCCGAACAGACTATCCGAATAGATTTGGATGAAATCGTAAATACTATCCGCGTTTATTGGACTGAGTTTAGCGGTGTAATGACGGACATGGACACCGCTGGTTTTTGGTCAATGGATATAGCCAATAATCTGTTCACGATAAAAGGTATTAAGCTGGTGGGCGGCGTCGAATTGATGTGGCCGTATTCCCAAATTGACTTCGGCGGGTTCGTTCTTTACGACATGACAAACGAGAACTTAGATCCTGAATTTGCAGAGATTGGCACGCGCTGGCAGCTGGACTATATCCCGATTGATGAGGTGCAAGCGTTCCGCGATTCGCTGCGCTATGAGAATATCTAATGCGGTTATTTCTGCCGGATTGTTACGCCATAATCACAGTAGGCGGCGAGCGGCTAGATTTATCTACCGTGAACCAAGAGAGCCAGCGGCGGCTTGATATGTCCTTCAATGTTTTTCAGTCTGAGACGAGCGAGCCAAATACAGGCGAATGTGTGCTTTATAATCTCAGCGAAACCAATCGCAACAAAATATCTGAAACGGGAAAAATTGAGGTATTCGCGGGGTATAACGGCGTTTATAAATTAATATCAATCGGTGATATTGTCACAGTAAATAACAGGAAGCCGGACACCGACTGGCAAACACAGATCCAGTGGGGCGATGGGATCCGCAGCTATTTAGACGTCAATTTTAGAAAATCGTACAAAGAGGGCGTAGGCGTTAAGGATATTTTTAAGGATATTTTTAACCAATTAGGCTTGGCAGTTGATTCGATAACAGACGAGCTGGACGAGATAACAAACGGCGGTTTGTCAATCAGTGGCAAGGCCAAAGACCTGCTTAACAAACTGACGAAAGATTATGGATTAACGTGGTCAATACAGGACGACGAGGTGCGCGTGGTGAAACAGGGCCAGCCGATAAATACCGAGGCCATTGTCATATCGCCGGAGACAGGATTGCTAGAATTCCCACAAGTAAGCGAAAAAGGGATTGATTTTGTGGCGCAATTAAACCCAGATTTAAGGCCCAATAGACTGGTGGATATACGCAGCGCTCAGACAACGATTATTCGCGCACCGTTGACACCGACAACTGCGACAACCGCCAACGGGATAAACATAGTCCAAACAGTGCGATTCACGGGCGATAATTTCGGCGGTCAATTTTCTGTGAAATGTAATTGTAAGGCGTACCAGTGACCGAAAAAAAAGAACTGACAACTGCTCAGGCGTTCGCGTTGCAATTCGACAGCATGAGTTTATTACTCAGAACGACAATGCCCGCGCGGGTAATTGCTGTTGATTTGATTAAAAACACAGTCGATGTTCAACCCGTGCTGCTGGGCAAAATGGACAACGAGCCGGAAGCGTTTTTACTGCCGATTATTAACGATGTGCCTGTTCAATTTTATGGCTCCGGCAACCTGTGGATAACTTTTGAGCCGAAGTTGGGAAGCACTTGCGTCCTGTCAATTTCAGACAGAAGTTTGGAGGCGTGGAAGAAAGCGGGCGGGGTGATTGATCCCAAATTGAACCGCCACCACGACATGACGGATGCACTGGCTTACTTTGGCATTAACCCGTTTAATGAGGCCTTGCCAACGATTGAGCCGGATACAATGAGTGTCAGAACACGCGATGGATTAACGGCGCTCAGGGTTCACGGTTCAGATATTATAATGACGATAGGCGGGGCGGATGTTTGCACGATGACAGCCAGCGATGTCACGTTCACCGTTCCGATTATAGCGCCGGAGGCCACTATCGGGGGCGTTGTTCAGACTACA